TAATTACACTATACTATTAGGAGTAATCGGATTAATCGCATTAACAATTTATAGCATAGCATAATGGCTACACAAGAGATGATATTAAAACTCTCATTTAATGATGAGGGTACTTTTCAAGGCTTAGAGGAGATTAATCAGGAACTGCAAACGGTCAACGATAGCACTGAGCAGTTAGAGAAATCCACTAAGACTTTAGCGCAACAATACAAAGCGCTGAAGAAAGAGCAAGATCAATACAATCCAGGCACTGAGAAATTCAATCAGCTATCTCAAAAGATGGGTGAGCTGAAGGATAGGATGAATGATGCTGCGGAAGCTGTTAAAGGAAATACAGGGCCTGCTATTGAAGGTATGAGTAATACTTTCGGCATTATGGGAGACCAACTGAGTAACTTAGACTTTGAAGGCTTAACGCAATCACTTCAGACATTCAGCGGAAATCTTGCACGCGTAGACACTAAGGCTTTAGCGGGTGGATTTAAGGCAGCTTTTCAAGCAGGAGTATCAGGATTAAAAGCGTTAGGTAAAGCTGTATTAGCTAATCCTATTTTTCTTTTAGTAGGTGTTATTGTGGCTGTCATAGCTTACTGGGAAGAGCTGAGTGATTTCGTTACCGGCAAGAGCAAGATGCTTGAGAATCTTAAAGCACAGGCTGAGACACTTAAGGCACAAGAGCAAGCATTAACGCGAGAGCTTGCATTGCAGAAAGCTTTAGGAGCAGGAGCTGCTGCTATCTTGCAAACTGAGTTAGCATTACTTAAAAACAAGCAGACTCAAGCTGAGACAGCTATGAAATTAGCTTATGCTGAGAAAGATAGAGCAGCTTTTTTAGAGGCACAGCAATCGCAGTTACAAGCTATTAATGAGCTTGAGCTAAGAAAGGTAAAGATTAATACAGATGCTCAGGCATTACTTGATAAGATTCGTGCGAGCACTGATGATCAATACAATAAACAGCTATTACAGAATCAGGCATTCAGTGAATACAAAGCACGAACTGAGGAGCTGGGTGTATTACAGCAATTAAATGCTGAGAGAATTAAGCAGCTGAATTACGATATACTGATGGCTCAAACATCGGGTAATACTGAGCTGGAAAAGAAGTTACAGTTAGAGCAGCAGTCTTTAACTAATCAAAACATTAGCCTTCAAAATAACAAAGATGAGATTTGGAATGCAGGTGAGGCGGCAAAAAGCACTGTTAAAACTGAGAAGGAACTTGAGGCTATTGCTAAAGCTAAGGCAGCAGCAGCGGAGAGAAAGGCTAAAGCAGATGCTGAAGCTAAAAGAATAGCAGATGAAGCTTTAGCAGTAGACAAGAGATTAGATGAGGTAGAAAAAGCAAGAGCAGATGCGAAAAAAACAGCTTTAAATAAAGAGTTAGATGACACATTAGCACTACAAAAGAAAGAAGAAGAAGCTTATTTAGCAGCTAAAAAAAGTGAGACTGAACTACAAGATTTAAAAATAAGACACTCACAAGAGCTTCAGGGTATACTTGAGAAATTTTCTCAGTTAGAACAAGAGAAAGCTGATGAAGATGCAAAGAAATTAAAAGAGTTACAGCAAGAGGCAATTAATCAAAAACAAGCTGAATTGATAGAGCTTCAATCTATTATTGATGCAGCTGATGAGGCTAACTTTCAATCTACTTTAAGCAAGCAAGAGCAAGAGCTAATGGCTTCTCAAGAGTATTACTTTCAGCTTAAGACTCAAGCGAAAGCCGCAGGATTAGATGCTACTGCATTAGTAGAAGAGCAGGCAAGAAAAGAGAATGAGATAAAAGAGAGGTATAGAAAAGAGGATGCTGAGAAGAGAATGGCTAATATCCAATCTAACTTTGAAATGGCTTCGCTTGCATTAGATGCTTTAAGCTCACTCAATGAGGCTACAGCTAAAGGAGATGAAGCAAGTCAGCGAAAAGCATTTGAAAGAAATAAAAACATTCAAAAAGCTCAAGCTACTATAGCAATGGCAGCAGGAATTGTTCAGCAATTAGCTGTACCACAAGATCAGTTAACCGGTATGAACTTCGTTAAGGCAGCAGCATTAGCAGCAGCAGGAGTGGCTAACATTGTTAAAATTAATCAGACTCAATTCAATGGAAGCGGAACAGGCAGCGGAGGTAATGGAGATTTGAATGCACCCGCAGGAGGAGCTAACGCACCCGCTATTGATTTTAGCGGAGCAAATATGATGAACAATGCACCAGGTACAGTAGAGACTTATGTGTTAGCAGGCAATGTAGCAAATGCATTGGAAGCGAGACAAAAGATTATTGATCAGTCATATTTATAGAGTTTTTTCCACTACTAAAAAAGCAATCACATGAATGATAAATTGAAGTTAATAGAATACGGATTAGGCGAAGAGGAGGATAACATGGGGGTGTATGCTGTGAGCCTTGTATCTGAGCCTGCTATTATGGTAGACTTTGTAGCACTATCTAAGCAGAGCTTAATGTTAGCTCGCGTAGAAGATGGAGAGAAGCGCATGCTTTATGGTCCTGCATTGATTCCTAATCAGCCTATAGTTAGATACGATGGTAATGGTGAGAAGTATTACATCACTTACACTAAAGAGACCATAGAGCAAACTGCTCAGGAATTCTTAAAGCGTAACATGCACCATAATCACACTATCCAGCATGAGATGCCTGTAAACAATCTTACAGTAGTAGAATCATGGGTTACTATGGGTGCTCATGATAAGAGCATGAACTTAGGCTTTGAGCTTCCTGAAGGCACCTGGATGATTGGAGTAAAGGTAGACGATGATAACACATGGCAAGCTGTAAAGAATGGCGAAGTTAAAGGCTTTTCGATAGAGGGATGGTTTGCTCCAATGTCTGAAACTCAAGTGCAAGAAAAAGACTTAGAGAAGCTATTAGCTGAATTAGCTGAGCAGCTTGAAATGAATTTGTAATTTTTTCCACTAACTAATATAACACATGAACATGATTCAAGAAATTTTAAACAAATTCAGCCCGATGCTTAGTAAGCATGGGATCAAACTATCTGTTGAAGAGACTGCTGCACCTGAATCTACTAAGGTAGAGATGATGGCTCAAGAGACTCTTGAAGATGGTACTATTGTATACACTCCAGCTCCCGAAATGGCAGAAGGTGTAGAAGTATTCGTAATGGATGCTGATGGCAATCCAACACCCGTAACTGACGGCGAGTATAAATTAGCTAACGGCACTACTATAGTAGTAGCAGAAGGTAAAATAGCTTCTATTGCTGAGGCAATCACTGAAGAGCCTACTATTGAGGTAAGCATTGAGCAGGAAGTAGCTGAGACTTACTCTAAGGAGCAAGTAGAGGGATTGCTTAACAACATCATCTCTGAATTTGAGGCTAAATTAAGCGCTGCTGAGAAACAAATCACTGAGCTTTCTAAAGCTCCTGCTGCAACTACTGTTAAGCAATCTCGCCAAACAGCACCTTCAGCACCATTAAACATTCAAGCAATGAGCAATATCGAAGATAGAACTCGTGCTATAGTAGCAAGATACAAAAACAACTAAAAACAAAAACAAAAAAACAAAAACATGGCTGATAACTTGACCATTACCTCAACCTACGCTGGCGAATTAGCGCTACCGTACATCGCTGCAGCAGTTCTTTCAGGAGATACTATTGCAAACAACTACATCACTGTTAAAGAAAACGTGAAGTACAAAGCAGTAATGAAGATTCTTGCTTCAACTGGCTTAGTTAAAGCTGCTACTTGCGACTTTGACAACTCTACATCTGCATTGACTCTTACAGAGCGTGTATTGACTGTAACTGACCTTATGGTTAATATCCAACTTTGTAAGGCTGAGTTCACAAAAGATTGGGAAGCGGCTCAAACAGGAAGAGGATTCATCAATGACGTTGTTCCTGCGAACTTCGCTGATTTCTTAATTTCTCATTTGGCTGCTAAAGTAGCACAAGAGATTGAGTGCAATATTTGGAAAGGTAACTGGCCATCTTCAGGATTCACAGGATTCAACGGATTGCAGTACTTGATTGACGCTGGTAAAGGTGGCACTCCTGATGTTGACTTCGCTGCTTCTTTGACTGCTGCTAACGTAATTGCTAAATTGCAATTGTGTACAGATGCATTGCCTGCTACATTGGTAGGTTCACCTGATTTGAAGATCTACGTTAATCGCAAGACTGCACAGTTATATCGTCAAGCTTTAGCTACTGCAGGATACCTTCAGACTTTCCAAGGTACTGCTCAGTTCCCATTAACCTTCAACGGTTATGATGTGTATGTTTGCCCAGGTATCTCTGACTCAGTAGTTATCTTAGCTACTCCTGAGAACTTAGTATTCGGTACTGACTTAAACTCTGACTTTAACGAAGTTAAGGTTGTAGATATGAGCTTCACTGATGCATCTGATAACGTGCGTATGGCAATGAGATTCCGCGCTGGTGTTCAGTACGCAGTACTTGGTGATATCGTTATCGGATTTAACAATATCTAATATACTCCTTTGTTAAAAGAGTGGGTGAGCCAAGAGCCGCCCATTCTTTGCAAAGAATATTTTAATTAATAAAAAAAAATTACACTACCATGAGTTGTATAACTACCAGCGGCATCCTGATTGCCTGCAAGGAAGCAATCGGAGGCATAAAAGCCTTATACTTAGGAGATTACGCAGACTTTTCTAACACTGCTACTATCAATGGCACAACTAACTTAGTTACTGCTCTTACAACAGGAGATGTTTATGAATTCCAATTGCCTAAGCACACAGGATCATTCACTGAAGAGGCTGCTATCTCTATCGAAAATGGCACTGTTTACTACACGCAAACAGTTGTAGCTATGTTTCACGGCATGACAGCTGCACGTTCACTTGAGCTTCAAAACATTTCTAAAGGTCGTAATGTATTATTTGTACAGGATAATAATGATAACATTTGGATGTGTGGTTACAAAGATGGAGTAGAGGTTACAGCCTTCACTACAGCAAGTGGCACAGCCAAGGGTGACATGACAGGATACACAATCACGTTCACTGGCGAAGAGAAAGATAAAGCTTATTTGCTTGATGCAGATGGCGGTGATAACGCTTGGGATAATTTCCCTACAGTTACTGTAGTTCCTGCATCACTTTAAAATAAATTGTGCTATATTTAAGGCATGATTTATTTAATAAAAAATACAGCAGCACAGCTCCTCTACCTTACACTAAAGGAAGGGGAGCTTTTGCTTGCTAATCCCTATACGCATTACTTGTTAGAATTAACTAACGAGCAAACACTTCAAAAGCTTTATGT